TGCATCAAATTTGGCAATAATTCCTCCATTTAAGTTGCAATCCTTTAAAATCACAGTCTGACGGCCTACCCTGGAAGCAGGGTCCTCATTGGTCACCTGGATATCAAAATAGATATCATTTCCGGTCTGCTGGAACTTGTATAAAATATCCCGGAAAATGCTGGTATTGTAATGGAAAGTAGCTGATCCGCTTCCTTTCATTCCTACGGTCTTATTCCCTTTCATGGCTCGTCCCAGAATTGGGATCTCTGATTTTACCTTTTCAATCTTAGCCTCCAGGTTCAATGCCTGCATAAAATTATACCGTTCATTTCCGATTGTGATATAGCACTCTGCTTTTGTGGCGCTGATCGCGTCCCATGCGTCCATTGTAATATTATTCATGTTCATTACTCCTTTCTTATGATACAATTACTGTCATGTATAAAATGCTCATGGAATTAATTGGTTTCACTGGGAAGTTCACTACAACGGACCGTTTGCCCTGTCCCTTTTCCACAGTAACCTCTTCTGAATTTACAGCTTCAATCGCCCTTAGCACCGCCAGCTGTTTTCCATATGTAACAATGTCATTCCAAAGACTTACCCGCCCTGCATCGTCATTGGAAATTTTACCCAGGTAACGTGTATGGAAAAGAGAAGCAACGTCATTTCCAATCTGGTCCAGAACACGTACCGTCTGGTTGTTAGAGAAATCTTCCCCTTTTTCCTCCGTGTAAGTAACTAAGGTGTTACTGTCCGTCAGAATTCTGATTTCGCTTCCTACTTTGTGAAGCATAAGTTTACCTGCCTTTATCGCGTCTGCAAGCTGAGCCTGGGTATAGGAAGCCTTAACGGTATACTCCCCGTCATAAACTTTATTTTCAATGGTCTTGTTGACAGGACATGCAGCTTCTGCGCCTGCTACCCAATAAACAAGGCCTGAGGCTGATTCTTCCGCTTCATTCTCAACGGAGATAACACCTTCGTAATCAGCCTTGGAATACTGGTGTAATACAGTCTGGAACTTCACACCAGCCTCATCCCTCATACGGTTTGTAAATGCCGCAAACAAAGCCTTTACCTTTCCGTCAGCAGAGGGGCAGCAAAGAATCTGGAAGGAGGTACTCTCCATCTTATCCAGGAATTCTGCATAATCTTCTCCTGTCACATCAGCGCCATTAGCCCCTCCTGTAAATGGAAGTCCTGCCGTCTCTGCCAATTCGGAATCCTTTTTGAATATAACATAACTGTTATCCATCAGACTTTTTGCCTCTGCAACTGTCTGGCAATCAACTTCTCTTCCCGCAAACAGGGTCTTCACATCAAATTTTGAAGCATTATCCACATTTTTTGCAATAATGGTCATCAGATTATTTCCCCTGTTACCAGAGTATTTTGCCGTACCATATTCATTGGCCCCATGTGTACCTGTATTTAAGCGGTAAAAAATTCCTTTCGTTATATTCTGGAAAAGCTCTCTGACCGGAAGCATAGCCGCATCATCCATTGCATAGCCAAATATTTCTTTGCACCTTTTCTGGAAATCCTCTGCTGTAACCTCAAATACCTCTTTCTCAGGCCCCCATTCAAGAACCATAGGGATTGCTGCCACACCCCGGTTTCCCATGGATGCCCCAGCCGAAGCGGTACTTACAAAATTGATATATGCACCAGGAAATGCTTTATTTTGAACTGTAAAATTTCCTCCACCTAACATACTTTCACCCTTCCTTTCATAAATTGATTCATGATTTCTTCTGCTTCTTCTACGGAATATGCTTTCTTACCGTCAAGCAAAGCGCTTAATAAGTCCCTCTGATTACGATACTTTTCCGAACGGATCAGCTGATCCTTCGTATAACGTGCACCAATGGTCTCATCCGTTTCTTTTACGTTCTTTTTTGCCACCATAACACCTCTTTCATTTTAATTTAATATCTTCCATAAATTCTTCTGACTCCCTGTTCTTTAAAATATAGACCTGATAATCCACTAGGAAGTTTAAGGCCTCCCCCTCATATTTCCCCTTTCTGCTGCTGCCTCTTATCA